CATCTTGGAGAGGAAATCTCGTATCAAAGACATACACCGTCTGAAGGACGGGAAAGTTAACCAAGACAAAGGCTTCTTTAGGAGAGTAATGTAGAGAGATGTTACCTGTTTCACTAGCTACCAGATTCTTAATGTCATTATTGACGTTCTTAGATATGTCCCCAATAGGTGAGGACTTTTCCTGAATTGTTCTTGCCAGACTTCTTACGCCTGAACGGTCTAAAAAGATTAAATCCTTGCCCGTAGATACAACGGCGTCCCTAGATACACATCCTATATTAGATATGGTGTCTGAAAGAGTCATAGAAGCAGGACTATCAGCACCCTCATAGATAACTATAGAGTCCTTACCAAAGATAACTAAAAACCCGTTATGAGCTGCTAGGGCTACAATCTCATCGTAACCATTGGGCCATACCTTAGATATGTCTATTGAACCTGAAGAACCTCCAGACCAAGCATAACCATTTAATAAGTCGCTCCAGAAAATAGTAGACTTATCTGTAGCAAAGTCAGCAACAAACAACCTACCAAATGCAGCTAGAACCTCGTTAGCTTGAGGTGGAGTTCCCGTAGCATGAGCGTGAGCAGACATCGTCTCAACATCAGCAACAGAATTGGTATATAACAATGGCTCATGCGCTCTTTGGAAAAAGTAAGCATGGTCTACAAAGTTAACTATTTTCCAGTTGTTAGCACTGATTGTATAACTGCCGGGAGTATCGTCAGTTAAAGTAGAAGTCCCGTGGAATATTTTGTTATTACCTGCGGAGAATATCTTAGTGTTACCACCTGAATCCCTAAACTGGTGTATAGCTTCTATGCCATCAGAACTCCCTAATACAGCAGGGCCATTAGTAGACACCATGTCATAACCTTTACGCGCAGCCACGCGACCCTCTTTGTCAATAATGCAGTTATCTGCAACTGATGCGAAGGTAGGGTCTTGAGCTAACGGGGCATCTTGGGTGTTTATACCCGCAAAGCCTGGAGCTGTAATTGTTATGCTTTGTAGTTTCTGGGCCATTATCGTACCTGAAAGGTTAACTCAGAAGGGTATCTGTTAGCGTCAAATGCAATAGCGTCAGATAAAGAAGTAGAGGCTACAGCAAATTGTTCTGCTGCACTTTGACCGCCAGTCTCGCCCCTTTCCCTCAAAGCCATAGCATAGGCTAGTTGTATAACAGGGTTAGTGGGTGCTAACAAGCTATCCGAGTCAGTAGTCAAATCAGTTTGTGGTTTAACAACATCAAACCTTAGAGCGTATGCTGCATCAGGCTTTGGATAAACTTGGACTTCTAAATCCTTATTGGTATCTGTACCCACAAATGTAAAATAATCAGGAGAGCCTGATTGTGGTGTAGTGTTGTAGGTTACATTGTTAAAGTATTCTTTACTTCTAAGGTGCATAAACCTTTTAGACGTAGTGTTCATTACGTCCTTTATAACAGCCAAATCACCACTACCAGTAAGTGAGTAGGTGTCTGTCCCACTTACAGTATTTACAGTTATAGAATCCCTTAATGCAGTCCAATCAAAAGAGTTCTCTACAATCTTCTTGGCGTCATTAACCAAGTCACCTATGAGATGAGAGTAGTCAGTAGCATTAGCTGTATCTACTGTGTCCTCTCGTAATCTGCGGAGGACGTTATTAATCAAGTCTAAGTATGTCATACGAATCGTCTTCCTATTGCTTGAATCATTCCCAATGCTTTAGGAACATTAGCTAACTCTCTAAGCTGCGGCTCAAATAATTCTCTTGAAAACATTTGTTCGGTAATTGGTGCTTGTTCGGCTAGAGCCATAATTAACCCTGTCTTTCCTGGGTCGCCTTTCTCACCTCTTGGCCCAGTTATAATCGTAGGCTGTACAGGTTGGTCAGATATAACCGTATCTCCTTCTGGAAATACATCTGAAATAACCACGGTGTCATTTCCATTACTGTCTACTACAGTACCGTTTCCATTTGTCGTGACAGAACCATTTCCATCACCTAAATCGTTATTATCTCCATCACCGCCACCATCTCCATTGCCGTCTCCAAGACCGTCACCAGTGCCATCTTCATCGCCATCACCGCTTCCACTGCCGTCACTAACGCCTTGATTATTAATTGCAGTACCAGATTCTGTTGCCGCTTGGTTAATAGACTCAACACTATTACCCGTAGCTTGTGCTACCTCACCTACAGATATACCTCTTTGATTAACTAGGTCTACAACATTAGTAATTGCATCTTTGTTGTAAGCACCAAATACATCAAACGCTAAATCTATAAAGCCTTTTAAGTCTAGCTCATCTTTATCTGTATCTTGCCAGATTTGATTAGGGTCATCCGTTACAACGCCAGGTACTTCTTGAACCAAGTCCACCATGCCATCGTCTAGTGTTATTCCATCTTTTGTAGTGTCAGCAAAAACATCCTCTTCAGGCAAAGGTTGACCAGAAGCATCATAACCAGCAGCCATTAGAGCTGCGTTAACTTCTGCCTTTGGTATGCCAAGAGTTTGAGAAACAACATCAGAAGAATAGCCTGCATCTCTTAAATATTTTGCTACTGCATCTGCTTGTTTATCTTGAGGAACGGTAAACTGTATATCTCGTAAGTCCCTTTGGGCAGATTCAAATTGTTCTTCTGCTTGGGTATACATTCCCTCAGTTTCCATAAAGGCTCGTTGAGCAGAGCTTTGTAATATGGCATCAAAAATACCGCTAAATGGAACAATGCCTTCATAGCTTCCAATAGGTGTAGAATCAGACATTACTCTTCCTCAATCATACTTGATAACAGATGCAGAGAGTTGTACTGGAGAACTCCTGAAAGATATACAGGGTCTAACCCTTGCTCTATCTTTTCTAAGCACCACTCATAAAGCTCTACGTCTGCTTGTTCAGCAATAGCGTCCATCTTGTTTATAGGAAACTCTATAACTTCCATTAGTCTTCCTGGCAAACTGGATTCCATGCAATAATTGGGACTAAAGACAAAAGGTTATCTATAGTAGCGTCAATGTTTTTAACTGTTTGTAACGGGCATAAAGCCTCTTCAGCTTCTCTAGCATTCTCGCCTATTTGTGCAGCATTAAAAGAACCACATCCCACAAACGTAAAAAGAATAACTAAACCAAACAAAACTCTTATCATTTAAATAACCCCTTTACCCACTGATAGCTTCTTACTGGAGTCCACATAACCCACTGACCTACAGGATGTACATTACAAACTGCTAATGCTTCTCTGAATATTTTATCTGCCATTCTCTGGTCTATGCCGTACATATTCTGTACAGCCTCGCAGCATAAGTAGTCGTGAACTATTGCAGCCTTACGATTCTTAGCATTTGCCACTGGGACTAGCCATCTCATTAACCTTGGCACACTAGCTAGGTCTGTAAAGAATCCGTGGGGAACAGTAATAGTTTGATTTAATGTATCGCTGCGATACTCAAATGAAGATAATAATCTCCAGCCTCCATCAACAGGCTCCATTAATAAACTTTCAGTAACAAAATGACTCACTTTTTATTCCTGCTTTCTTTTAAAGATTTAATACCAAGAACAACCGTTGTTAAACCGCCTGCAAAAACTCCAAAATCTGCCAATATCGTAAACCAAAAAGAAACTTCCTCCATGTTTACGTTTATCCCCCAAACAGAAACGGTAGATACCCCTGTCACCATTGCTTTGACGGCTGTTGGTTCTCCGTTTCCAAACATTTTTAGTTGCCTCTATTATTACTTGAGCCAAAGAAAAACGCACTAATGCCAGATATTAATCCTCCTAAATAACCAAGGATTATATTTGCCAAAGCATCGTCTACAGCTTCTGCTCTAAAAGTAACTAAAAATATATAACAAAGAAAACCAAGCAAACTTATAATAGCGAACACTTTTGGTGTGGGGTCTTCCCCAAATATTTCTCTAGCCGCTTGTCGGTCTTGTACTTCTATCTTTAAGTTATCTAAGTCTATATTTCTGTCTTTTAAGACTTTAGCAAACTCCATTTCTACTTCTTGCAAAACAATCATAGAATCTGGATGTTCTTCAATATACTTCTCTAGCTTTGCAGGGTCAGTTGTGTTGGATATTCCAAGCCTATCAGCAACTAACCTAACAGCCATGCCACCCATAGGGCCGCTTTCAATTGCTCTTCCCACAGTGGGAGCTAAACTAGATAAAAGTCCTTTCAGCTTAGCCATTTAAACCTCTACCATAAATGTAGTTTTAGGAGGATTTTCCACCCTATCTCTAGGAAAAGGAGAAATGCCTAAGTGGTCTAACACTACCCCAGTGCTTTCAATCTTTTTGGCAACTTCGCTAATGTTTTGCCTAGCGTAAGCTGCTGTTCCTGGGTTATCAAACCACATACTAAATCTTCCGTGATTGTCCTGTACTGTACCTTGCAACCAAATGTGGTCTTTTTCTCCCACATCTGCTTCAATGTTTATGGACAGATTGTCTAAGTCATTATCTTGAAACTGCTGCAATCCTATCCATTCTTCTTCTCCAGCGTTTATTTCACCCTCACCAAAATCAACTGAGTTGCTTCCTTCTTCTGCTTGCTCAAACTCTCTTGCTTCTGGAGCTTCCCAAACAAAAGATTGTTGATTAGCGTCAGTTTGATTTATGTTTACCTTAACTGGAGGTAAGTCTTCAAATACGTTTAGTTCTCCAAAAGCCGATGATTCGTTGCTTTCTAAAATTGTCTTTAAATCTGTCAGTAACTTCTCAAACTCTTCACTTTTATTTATCTTTTTAGATACGTTATCAAATACTTTATTTAGCTCAGCCTCGCTTGTTGGCTGGTTGTTTATCTTGCTTTCTTTAACTGGAGTTTCATTTGTTAGTACCCTAACATTTACATCATCCCCAGAAGCATGAACAAAGTTTCCTTGTATTTGAGCAGTGCCATTCTCCGTGCTTAATGAAATTGATTTACCGTCTTCAGATACTGCTCCTTTAACGGTTAGCCCTTCGGGTAAATCAAGCTCTTTAACTATCTCTGTAGATAAACTTACTGTAAGCGTTTTTACACTATCTATCTGTATTGCGTTGTAATTAGCAACAGGATTATCTGAGCTTATAATCATCAGGCAGTCTTATCTATTAAAACACCCTCACATCTTCATTTAGAGTTTCTTTAAAAACAGGCTTACAATAAGTTAAGTCACCTTCTAATCTGCCACTGTGCATATTCAACTTATTAGCAAAGTGATTGCATCTGCTTAGCTCAACAAAAGCCATAGGTATTATTTCTGGTAAACCACCTATAATTATTGCAAGAGCAAATACTTTCATTTAAACAATCCTAACCTTCAAGTTAGCCGCGTTGGTTGACGTTATCCTAACTTTATTCTGAGCAGGAGCATCGTAGGTGTAATCAGTGCCTAGTATTGCACCCTGATTCAACACATTTGCATCGTAGTTAATCGCCACACCATCACTGCTTGGAACCGTAGTACCGCTAGACATGTTAAAGATAATTGCTAAGTCTAGGTCATTAGCTAACGTAAAGTGGTTTGCATCAGGGATAGCGTCTAGTTGGGTTTTGTTCATTTGGTTTGCAGCCGTTCCCATTGCCTCCTGAATAGCAGGCAGCTCTGCGTTCGTAGCCGCGTTATCCCAAGTCTCTGAACCATAGGTTGCGTTAGAGTTGTACTGCCAAGTTCCTAAGTTGTTCCTGACTATACTCCTCTCACCATCAGTACCCTTGGCAACCTTCCACGTTGTGCGGTCATCTGTAGATACACAGTAGTAAATATTTCCATCACCAGCAGCTTCGTCTGCTGTCATAGAGTTGATGTCAGTCCAATACTGTGAGTCTGTGGAGGTTGTGGTGTGGGCTGCGTGGTAGCCTGATGGTGCAACAGCACCGCTTAACGTGTATTCGTTAATGTCAGCACCTGAATCACCAGCAACAAACATCTTGGTTCCATCGGCGTTAAAGGCGAGTCCTTTCGGGTCTGTGTCTTGGCTGTTAACCGAAAAAGTTTGAACATGAGTAACATTGCTAGTAGTTATGTCAAAACCCGTGGTTAATGCAAACTCATTGACATCTTTTCCAGCATTCCCAACAAGAAACATTTTAGTGCCGTCACTATTAAACGCCAAGCCGCGTGGTGATGTATCAATACCGTTAAGATTGTAGTCCCGTGTATAAGATGCCGTAGATATATCAAAACCTGTAGTCAACGCATATTCAGCTATATGGTCTTGACTTGTTCCAACAAGAAACATCTTAGTGCCGTCAGTGTTAAAGACTAAACCTGATGGGTCAGCGGCGCGGGCGGATACGTCAAAGTTGCGAACAAAAGATGCGCTTGATACGTCAAAGGCAGTGCTTAATGTGTATTCATTTACTTCATCATCAGAAGAACCAGCGATAAACATTTTGGTGCCAGCGGGATTAAATGCTATAGCTCTTGGAGCGCCTTCTTGAGATGAAACTGCAAAAGATGAGTCGTGAGACGCAGTGGACACATCAAATCCTGTAGACAAATGATATTCTTGTACTGCGTCACTTTGAGTCCCGACTACAAACATTTTTGTTCCGTCAGAATTAAACGTAACATCCTGCGGGTTATTATCTTGTGAATTAACTGAGAAACTATCAACAAAAGAAGCAGTAGATATATTAAATGTGTTGTCAAGAGAGCTTAACTCTAAGTCACCATCAGTCGTGTTAAATACAACGCCATACATCTGCCAAGAGCCTGAAGCTACTTGAGCGAATGAAGTGGGCGCTGTGATTTGTGTAAATGCGCCAGCAGTAGACGTTAAAATAAACGCACCACTGTTAGCTTCAATGGTCTTGCCTACGTCAGCAGATGCAAATGAGCCTGAGCCTAACTCCAGTTTTTTAGCAAATGTATAATCTGTTACATTATCACTGACAGTTTCTATAGTTATTAGTTTATCTCCGACAAACAAATCTTGTAGGCCAGTTGTATCCCCAGACACATCAAGCGTTTCAGACAACGTAGCACTGTTACTATCGTGTGCTGTTGATAGAGTGTATTTTCTTACTGAATCATCACCATTCAACGACACATACATTTCAGTGCCAGTAGAATCAATCCACACACCTGTTGGTGACGTTGCCTGAGATGCTGTAGAAAAATTGCTCACATGACTTGCGCTGCTTAAATCAAACGCTGTTGAGAGTGTATACCTAGAAATAGAATTTGGTGTTAAAGCAGCAATATACATTTCTGTACCATCCGCTTTAAACCATAACCCTGTTGAACCGCTTGAGTTTGTTGAAACATCCAACTGTGAGTTATAAGTTGCAGTTGACAAATCAAAACCAGTGCTTAAAGTATATTTGTAAATTTTATTCGTTACTTGGCAAGCAACAAAAAGTATTGTCCCATCACTCTTAAAATATAAACCTGAGCCGTGTGTTATGCTTTGCGCTGACAGCGATAGACTGCTAGACGCATAACTTGCTGTTGATACATCCCAAGCCGTTGAAACTGTATATTTATAAACAGCATCATTAGTCCAACCAACAATATACAATTCAGTACCGTCTGGCTTCCAAGTCATTCCTGTTGGTGTTGACTCTTGAGACCCTACCGAAAATGTGCTGCCTGTAGTAGCTCCAACAATTGTGTCTGCAAAATCCAAAGTAGTCGCAGGAGCAGAGTTATATCTCGTGTAGTTCTCTGATGATGAATTTACATCCCAGTCGTTATTACTCACACCTGACTGAGCAACTTCCTTGGTTACTCCAACGACAGGAGACAGCACATTACCCGACAAGGTAATCGTAGATGTTTCGCCTGCGGAGTATGTCTTGGTTTGACTGCCAGCGGTTACACTGACGTTAGATATTGCTGTGGCATTAGTAGCTACGTTAGTGGTAAGCGTATTGAGCTGAGTCTGAACTGCGCTTGTAACACCATCTACATGGCCTAACTCTGTAGCTGTTAATGTGGCAGGAATGCCATCTAATACGTTTAGCTCAGTTGCATTTGCTGTAAGGTCGGAAATTTGACTAACTGTAACGCTAGTTGCTGTAGGTGCCACATTTGCCCAAGAAGAGCCGCTGTATACCTTCATTACATTAGAGGAGGTATTGAAATACAAAGCTCCAGCTATTAAGGCATCGCCATCATTGTCTACTGTTGGGTCACTAGACTTAGCACCAAGATAACGGTCATCAAAAGAATCATAACTGGCAGCCGCAGAGGTAGCTGAGGTCGATGCATTAGAAGCAGATGTCGCCGCATTTGAGGCAGATGTAGATGCTTCTGAGGCTTTTGTGGTGGCTGTAGCAGCACTTGTCGCAGCAGAGGTAGCACTTCCTAATATACCGTCTACATACCCTTTGCGAGTTAAGTCATCAGCAGCAGATGGAGTTGCTGTTGAAGTTGCCTTGTTTGAGCCTAAGACTATGTTGCCTGTCATAGTGCCGCCAGCTAAAGGCAGCATTGTATCTGCGTAAGTCTTGTTTACAGCATCTGCTGAAGCTGTAGGAGTGCCAAGACCTGTAATCTTATTAGTACCCATTGCGATAGCACCTGTCATGGTGCCACCTGCTAATGCGAGTTTTGTAGCTATCTGATTGGTAATTGTGGTTGCAAAGTCAGGGTCGTCACCTAACGCTGCTGCTAGTTCGTTTAAGGTATCTAGCGTACCTGGAGCAGAGTCAACAAGACCCGCTACTTCTGTATCTACATAACCTTTAGTTGCTGCGCTTGAATCAGCCGTAGGAGTGGCTAGGTCAGTTAGTTCTGCTGCGTTGAAATCAACAGTGCCATTTAGTACAAGGTTGTTAAGTGTGGTCGTACCACTTGAAGCAGTTACATTACCTGTTACGTTACCAGTAACATTACCTGTTAAATTACCCGTTACGTTACCTGTTACATTACCAGTTAATGCTCCAGCAAAATTTGTATTAGCGGTTATTAACGTACCAGTAATAGCTTGGGGCGTAGAGCCACCAACCACTACTCCGTTTACTGTACCGCCTGTTAATACAGCATTAGAAGAGCTTAGGTTTGAGTTAGCAGTAACTGTACCAGTAGCTGTAATAGCACCAGTTGTAATTGAGGATGGATTAGTTCCAAGCTCAATAATTACTGCACTGTTGTTCTCAGTAAACAGTCTCTTGTCTGCGGTATTTACAGCAAGCTCACCTTGAACTAAGTCTGAAGCCGAAGGTACAGCTGACGAAGTTGAGGAAAACTTAGTAATAATTGTTGCCATCTATTTCACCACTTAACTTTATGTGACCAGTACCGCGCACTTAATTTAGACGGGTTAGAGTCTTGTGCATTGTGTCTAGCATAATAAGACTTCCTCCTCGCCTTATCTTTTGCCGTCGTTGGACTCTTGCCAGCACCTTTAACGCCCTGCTGACCAAAGCGAATTGTTTTGATTTCATCACCAACCTT